GCTGTCCGGGCACGATGGCTGGAAAGATCAGCATATCGTCGCCAACCAGCGTCCACTCCCCGCAAGTCCAGCCGATATTGTTTATGCGCCGCGCCAGCCACTCGTCACTGTCTGCAACAAACCGGAGCGGCGTTCGCGGAGTGCTGGACGTGTAGACTTGCGAGGTGAGCAGCATTCGCTTGTAGTTCTGCGGCATTGGATAGCGACCAGTGACGCCGTCCCCCTCCAGCGTTCCGCTAGTATCGGTAAAGGTGTTGATAGCCTTCAGCGCCGTCCATTCGCGAACGTCGTAGGCAATGCGCTGCGCCATCTCGTTGGCGAGCGACAGCAGCTCGGCCTGCGTGCGGGGCTGGATCGACGTCCCGAACATGGAGACAGGAGGGTTAACCCCTATCGCCATGCAAACGTCTTTAACCACGCTCAAGATAGACATTAGGCGGCCACGTTACCTTTCTGCTCCTGCGCCATGCGGATCAACGTCCGGCGCGACGGGTTGCCCCGCGGCGTCATGCCAGTGAGCGCCTTGAGATGCTCCTTGATCTCGTCGTCAGTCATGCTGTCGTACTCGGTTGGCGCTTCCTTGACTGCCGGCAATGACCTGAGATCGTCCTCCAGCACTTGGTTGCGTGCCTTCACGGCCTCAAGCTCGGCCTCCATCTTGGTGATCTTCGCCATGTCGCTGCTGCTTTCCAGAAACGCGATGGCTTGGTTCTTAAGATCGCGCCCGCCGGGGCCAAGGTTCTTCAACTCGTTGCCGTCGATGATCGCCAGCGCCTCGGCGGTGTAGATGTTCAGCGCACGAAGCTCGGCGCACTTGGCCGCCGTCAGGAACGTCAGATAGTCGAGCGGCGTGCCGCTCTTGGTCTGCCGATCGTGCGCCTTGAACTGCTGATATTGCTTGGCGAACCGCTCGGCGAAGGTGATGCGGCGGATGTCGCCAGTCAGCGGGTCTTCGCCCCAGTGCGATCCCTCGGTGGCCGGATACACGCCAACGTCCTTCGATCCTGGGTGGCGAAGCTCGACCAGCTCGATGTCGTCAAAGATCGGCCGGCCAGCCTCTGCCGACTTGAGAGGGTTTTTTACAACGTCGTTGCGGAAAACCGCGACCACGCCCTTGTCATTCGGTACAGCCATTTGTTGCCCTTCCTGTTGATAAAAAGGCGGATGCCGTAGACGCCGGAAGGCCATCAAACGCCCCGGCACCCGCCCCTCTCTCGATCCAGCCCGCGTCAACAAACCGGATCGCAAGATACCTAGTTCACCCCAGACCTTCCGTGGTTGGGGTGGAAATCGAGTGCAGTTTCAGCCGCCTTGCGAGCGGCAATGGCTTCTTCCTTTGTGGCATAAACACCGAGATGCCTGACTTGTCCGCGCACCATGATCTGCGCAATCCACCGTTCGCCTCGCGCGCAAACCCCGGTGACGCCAGAGGCGTTATCGCTGCGGCGGGATGAGTTGCGGTTATTGATCGCTCGATTTGCTGCACGCAGATTTTCCCACCGATTATCGGTAGGGTTGCCATTGATGTGATCGATCTCTGGCGGTTCCTCGCCGGTCCTGAGCTTCCAGATAACCCGGTGCGCGTAGTAGTTTTGGCCGTCATAGCGGCCGCGCAGATGCCCGTTGCAGAGAGCGGTGAATGCCTCTCTGTCAGCGTATTGGCCGTTCCATGCCCGGTAGCGAATATCACTCTCGAACCTCCACCTCGGCCTTCGCTTCCAGAACAGCTTTCCGGTCCTATCCTCGTACCGAAAGAGCTTTTCCAACTCGTCTTGCGGCGGTAACGGCATTTCCTTCGATCTTGGCACTCAGTCCTCCTCCGGGTTGACAGGCCGGAGGAGGATAGAGTAACTTTTGATCAGATGCTACGACCCAGGCGTTGGATCATACATTTTCCAGTTAAATTTTGGGTTCGTCATCGTCAGTTCGCCCGCCCACCCAATAAATTGAGCAATAGCGTCCTTATCTATTGGCATTTGGCCTTGCCCTTTGAACAGACTGTCAAAGTTTCTGCTCGGGTGATAACGCAGCCGCAGGCTGTCGGTGTGCAGGCCGTAGGTGGTGTCGGCCGGCATGTCGGAGCCAACGCCGCCTTCCAGCACGATGGTGCTGCGCTTGCCGCCGCCGATATATTCCAGCGTCGAGAAGCCCAGCTTGCCAAGCGAGCCGCTGGTCTGGCGCTGGATGGCGATGGTTGCGGCGTCGTAGGCCTCGTAGTGCTGCGGCGACATCAACAGCAGATCGGCGTAGTCCTTGCCGCGCGAGTTTGCAGTCATGATGCGGTTGAGCAGCGGACGGACGGTGGTGGATGTCACCTGGGTGACGCCGGCCATGTACGACTGCACGTTGAAGTAACTGGTCTGCCACCAAGCGTTCTGCGCCCGGTCGATGCCGCCGTAGACACCCGTGGTGTTCGCAGTCGGGATCGCCGTCTGCAAGCCAGTGAGTTGCTTGCCGCCACCGGCAGCATGCAAGGCACTGTCCATGGCGTCTTCCAACGCGCGTTCTGCTGCGGCCATGTAGCTGCTGAGCACAGCCATGACCTGGTTGTCGCCTTCGTTGTTCAGGATCTCCTGGTTCGACAGGATGATGGGGACCGCGACAAATTTCGGCTCAAACCAAGCGTCGGCGAACAGATCGATGGCCGGGTTCAACAAAACATCGTAGCCGGAATACCACTGCGCGGTTTGCTTGGCGATTTGCAGCGTCTGGCGAATGCGCGGGCCGCTGTAGGTTTCCCACAGGCCCTTGTCGCGCATCACCGCCAGAAGTGCGTTGTTGTCAGACACCAAGTCCTGATAGCTCGATGACCGATCCTCGATCGCCATCGACAGAACTTGCTGATACGGGATATTGCTTTCAGTACCGACTGGAAGGATAGGCATGGCTCGTCCCTTTGCGATTACCGGCGCATAGGACGAGCGTTATTTCAGCCCCCTACACGCCATTACCGACACGGCGCATGGATCGCTCCAGCGCCTCTTGTATCGTTGGGTGTTTCGCTTCCCCGTTGCGTCGCTGCCCGGCTGAGGGGCGTGTGTTGGCGGGATTTCTACCGTTGCCGCCGTCTGGAGCGCCGCTGATCGAGGTCTTTCGGGTCTGAGCCGAGTGTGTGCGGGTCTGAGCCGCCTGTGGTGCGCTGGATGGCCGTAGCTTGTCCGCGCGAGCGTAAGCCTGCTCCAGCGGGAAGCCCAAATCAAGCTCGATCTTGATCTGATCCGCCAGTTCGTCAAACCGCGGGTGCTGCTCCGCGAACCTGTCCACCTCGGCGCGGGTGCCGGCGAACCGCTGCTGGTACACCATTTGGTTGAGGATCTGGTTCTGCTGCGCGACCTGTTGGTGCAGTTGACCTATCTGCATTTCCGCGGACGTCTGGTGGTTGCGCTGCTGCACAAGTTGGTGCTGCTCGGGCGTCATGCTGACAATGTGATGCGCCACGTCCTGAAGCGTCAGCGGGCCGCCGTGTGGGCCCTTCAGCCCCATGCCGCGCGCGGCGTTCTGCACGATGGTGTCCAGCCCGCCAACCAAGTCGCCGCGTATCTTCTGCTCCATGTTGTAGTAGTTATCGAACGCCTTACGCAGTGAAGTACCCTGCTTGACGGCGAGGTCGTGGTAGGGGCGCAGTTCCTCCATCACGCCGTGATCGCCTTTATATTTCTCGTAGGCCCCCTGGAACTCGCGGGCCATTTGGTAGACGGCGCCACGCACGCTCTCGGGCGAGGAGTGCCACTCCTGCTTGGCCTGCTCGCTGAACCGTCCCGGCGGCTCCCGGTATGGCGCACGCTCGTCCAGCGGCTTGATCTGCGGCTTTGCCGACTCCAGCGGTAGCTGCTGCTGTCCCCGCGCCTCCGCGGCCGGCTGTCCCGGCTGTGGCTGCTCAACCTTCGCCGGGTCTTTGGCGAACTTGCCGGCCTCGCGGTACCGTTGCTGTGCCTTGGACGGCTTGCCGGTGCGCTCGGTCTTGTCGGCGATCTTCTCTGGCGCGGCCTTCTCCTTGGCTGTCGCTTCCGGCGGGTTGTTGTGGCCCATGCCGGGACGTTTGGCGCTCTTCGCCTCTTCCTGCGCCTCCCTGGCCCTGGCAAAAGCCTTCTCCAACGCCTCCTGCCGCGCCACGGCCGGCGGCTTTGGCGGGGCCTGGCTGCCGATCGGTGTCTGGGTGCTTGTTGGAGTCTCATTAACCGGCACTTCGGTTTGCGTTGGCGTTGACGGCGCAGCCTGTGGTGTTGCCGGCGCTGACGGTGGCGGTGCTGACGGCTGTGTGTCGCTCATGGTGCTGCCCTTCCTACTTTAACCTTCAACTTGTCCAGCACGCTGGCTACTTTGTA